AGCCACCCAAAAGGTGGCTCCAGGCGCTTTGCGTCGCTCGCTGGGTAGGATACACAGTGTACCCAACCCTTCCCTTCAATATCCATCCGAATGGTTGACTGTTGGCTGGCACCTATAAATCCACAAGAAGGCAGCCCCTTGGGCCGCCCCAAACCCATAAGACGTTTCATACGTCTACTGGGATATGGACCCCTTCTACCGTAAACGGTATGAGGGTAGGTGAACTCCAGCAAGATACCGTGTCTTATCGGACACGGAGTCGCAGAGGCGATGAAGAGATCGTTACAAACGATCCCCGACTCGCTTCTATCTACGACACCGGACATCCCTTCTCAACAGAGAAATGGACCACCCGTTGGGGGGTCTTTGGGAACCGGGGTTTTCGTCACTATGACGCTCCGTCAGGTTTATACCTGTCGAACCCATATATGGGTGTATACTACGGCTCCCCCGCAGGGGGGCGCTGGAGTCATGAGCGGCCGGTTCACACCGACTTTATCAAAAGTAACGACGTAGCTAGTGGGAAGGCAGCTATTGCTGCCTGTGCTCCCACGCGACCACAAGCGTCCTTCTCTACTACTCTTGCGGAGGTTATCCGTGAGGGTATTCCATCTATGCTGGGCCTTTCCCTTTACAAGGAAAAGGTTAGTTCTGCCCGGGCCCTAGGGTCTGAGTATTTGAACGTCCAGTTTGGATGGCTGCCACTCGTGGCAGACCTGACGAAGATCTGCAAGGCGTTGCAAAACGCCTCTAAGATCATCGAACAGTTCGAGAAGGATTCCGGAAAGAATGTCCGGAGAGCTTTTTATCTTCCGACCTTGGAGTATAACCGGCAATTCACCGGTTCGGACCTCTACTATGACACTGACTTGAGCTTTAAAGGCACTAATGCCGATAACGTTTCTGTCAGTGGATCTGTAGGTGGGTTCTCTCCTAGGCCGTCAACACGGTCCGTGACTGTAACCGCGACCCAGCAACGCTGGTTCAAGGGAAAGTTCACGTACTACGTACCTAGCGGCGAAGATCTTATTTCAAAGATCCGCCATTATGAGTCGCTGGCTAACCAGCTTCTCGGTACGCGCCTGACTCCCGCAGTTTTGTGGGAGTTGGCACCATGGTCATGGCTCATCGATTGGTTTTATGATATACAGTCTCATATTGAGACCGCATCCCTCTTTAACAACGATGATCTTGTGCTGAGGTATGGCTACCTTATGGTCAAAGACCGTACGGCAGTTCTTACCAATGTAGACGTCGAGCATCGCCCAAATTTGGGCGGCGCACTTGAATACAGCACTCTGTATTTTCAGAGTGTACTGGAAACCAAGCGACGTGTACAAAGCACACCATTCGGATTTGGCCTGAATGCAGGTTCGGATTTTTCGGACAGGCAATGGGCCATCCTTAGTGCCTTGGCTTTAACCAAGGCGCCGAGAACACTGCGGTAAGGGTCCCAAAAGGACCCCAGGCCGTGAAACAAACAGGCTCCCAATCGGAGTTTGTTCAACCCTAATTGGAGATGCTACAAAATGCTCGCTGAGCCTCAGTCAGTTACTATCGCCACTGTCGCTAACACGCTTCCGCGTGTTAGTACCGGAGTTAACTCCGGGTCCTTCCGAAAGGAGGACGGCAATGTCTTGCTCGATGTCAACCACCAGTATGGTGGCCGTCGAACCCGACGCTGGGCGAAGCTGACCCACAAGAAGATCGCTGCCGATCCGCTGATTTCCGCACAGAGTATTCTCTACTCGATGGGAGTCAGCATTACGATCGATGTTCCGATCACGGGTTATACCGTGGCGGAGCAGAAGACGATCGTCGATGCATTCACTAAGTGGTGCACCGACACGTCTGGCGCGAACATCACCAAGCTTCTTGGTGGTGAGAGCTGATCACCATTGAGAGCATTCTGCTCTCTCTGGTTATCTTTTCACTTCTCGTGTCTGCCATATTCGCGGGCGCGATCGTTACGATCGTGTTCGTGAACCAGGCGGTTAAGAGGCGTGCGCGGCATAAGTAGCTATGGAAGCCGACCCTTAGGAGGGCGACTTGAAAAGCCTTATGTCTCTTGTAGGGACGGTCCTCGAAGATCTTGAGGACCTGAGCTCTGCTAGCACCACGCGTGACTTAAAAACAGTCGCGCGTCGCGTCGAACTAGAGGGGTTATCGTTCTTAACAATAACCCTGGCCAACTTCGGAAAAGACTTCCAAAAAAGTCTCGACCGCGGTTGTACCGCTCCATCTGACTTCGCTGGTTTCAGCAGGTCAGGAGCGCTCCCCCGATTCCTCGGAGGTTTGCTCGAGCTAGTGTTCGACAAGAGTTCTGGAGTGTTACTTGACACACCTAGCGTAGCAGCCATAGCTGGAATTCACCAGTTCACTTCGATGTTTTCGAAGATGGAGGTTGCGTGCAGTGACGAGCGCGTGGCGAAAGCCGTGCGCGCGTACGTCGAGTGTGACATTAATATCCGGACAACTGACAAAGCCTTTACAGGCGAGCTTCGGAGAGAATTCTCCTTGGCGAGTCAGGTGTTGTATTCCGATGCCCTCCATTACATGGAGGGGCTCGTCGAAAATGATGAGCTCATCCCGAGACATGGTCCCGGTAAGGTCGCCGAAAGGCTATCTTATAATCGTAAATACGATTCGATGCATTGGACTACCCGGCTTGAGTCCGTCTTCCCGCATATGCGGTGGATGTACCCAAGTTTTTCCGTTGGACTCGATGAGCCCTTCGGACCGGTGGATATTAAGGAACCCGGTGCTGAGACCCCCGTTAGGGTGGTCACAGTGCCTAAGACGCTGAAAGCGCCCCGTGTGATTGCGATTGAGCCTACCTGTATGCAGTTTGTGCAACAGGCAGTAGCTCACCCGCTCATGCGTCGACTCGAGTCCGATCCTATGATCGGCTCGATGATCGGATTTACTGACCAGCTCCCTAACCAGGAGTTGGCCCGTAAAGGATCCCTATATGGGCTCCTAGCTACACTCGATCTGAGTGAAGCATCTGATCGCGTTTCCAATCAGCATGTACTTGAGCTGTTTCGCCCTAGCCCTCTCCTCTCGGAGGTGGTGCAGGCAAGTCGCTCACGGAAGGCTGATGTGCCTGGTCATGGCGTAATACGCCTAGCCAAGTTCGCATCAATGGGTTCAGCGCTTTGCTTTCCTGTGGAAGCTATGGTCTTCTTGACTGTCGCTTTCATGGGGATTGCTCGTGCGCTTAACACTACAGTTACCCCTCGCCTCGTTAAGAGGATGAGGGGCCTGGTGCGTGTCTACGGGGATGATATTATCGTCCCCGCAGAATTCGCAGATACCGTGTCCATGACCCTTGACCTTTTGGGGTACAAGGTTAACACCGGAAAGTCTTTCTGGACTGGGAAGTTCAGAGAGTCCTGCGGCGGGGACTTCTACCATGGGCACCGGATTACTCCGGTTAAGCTCAGGGTTGAAGTTCCCGGGACACGGGCGCATGCTGAAGAGGTTGTCTCTTTCGCGTCCTTCAGAAACCAGCTTTACAAAGCTGGCTACTGGAAGACAGTCCGCTGGTGCGACGATCACATGAGTAATATACTCGGTGGCGTTTTCCCGGCGGTGGCGGAGACTTCCAATGCGGTTGGCCGTCACACATTCCTTCCTCTTGTGGAGGGCAAAATGTGCTCGCACCTGCAGAAGCCTTTGGTTAAGGCCTATGTGCTTGCGAGTAAACCTCGAGCTGATAAGCTTGAGGGTTATGGCGCCTTGATGAAGTTCTTCCTCAAGGTTGGCGATGAGCCAATCATGGGGGATCACCTCATCCATGCGGGACGTCCGCAGTCGTCTAGCTTAAGACTGCGGAACGTGAGTCTCCGGTAACGGGGACCACGGGGCTCGTCCACATTGTGGGCGGGTGGCGGCGACAGCTGCCTGAGGGAGATTATTTTCATCTCCACTCTGGGGTTTAACTAAACCCCGGGGAGATGCCTG